GATCGAGCAGCGCTTTCGCACGCGACGGAGCGCCGGCTCGAACAGGCTCGCGCAGAACCGCGACGGGACGACGATCAGGTCCGCGAGCGCGAAGGCTCGCTCGAACTCAGGCGGGACCGGCTCGCCCTCGTACATCGTGAACAGGACGTTCCGCTTGCCCTCGACCGGGTAGAAGTTATTCGGATGCACGAAGTGCACGGCGATATCAGCAGAGTCCGTGATCTCTGCGCCTAACCCGGCGACCGCATCCCGCAGGCGTACCGACGCCGACGTGTAGCCGTAGCCGTTGCCGGCGACGATCGCGTTGTTGAAGGCCCAGTGGAGCTTCACCGGATCATCGAGGTCTTGATGGTCGAGGTCATGCGCTTCAGCCCGCGGCCTCCGAGCCGCTCGTCCGGCTTGTCCGGGTCCTCGACCGGAGGCGCGTCCACGAGCTCGGCGACGCCTTCGCGAACGAGCCGTAGCGCTTCCTCGTTCGGCAGGTCGAGCACGCGTGGCGTGGCGTAGACGACGATGCGGCCCTTGATCGTGTCACAGTCTTCCTTGATCCGGACTTTCATGCGTGATGCTCCTCTGCGTAGCGGACCATCTCGCGAGCGGTCGCGAGCCGGTCCTCGTACTGGGTGGCATGCCAGAAGCGCGGCGAGGCCACGCGTCTGCGGTCATGCGGGTGATGATTCCATTCGGACCCGAGCACCTGCGTGCGCGCGTGGAGTTCGGTCGGCTGCCTCAGCGTCGCTACCGGGTCGGGCGTCACGTGGTAGCCCATGAGTTCCAGGATCGCGGCCTGCTCCCACCACGGATGCGTGGTGAACTGCTCGCGCTCCCAGGCCTCGACGAGGTGCTGGCGCATGCAGCGCGTGACGAGCCAGACGCCGCAGTTCGGGACCTCGCCGCACGACGTCTCGTGAACGACGAGTGCCTGCCACGCCTTGCCGTCATGCTCGTCGAAGATGTTGCGCTCGAGGTCCGCGACGACGACGTCCGTGTCGATCCAGAGCACGCGCTCGAAGCCGGCGTCGATCGCGTCGATCAGCCGCAGGACCTTCTGCCAGCTCGGCGGCCGGTCGCCGTCGAGGCTCGTGCGCCAGAGGTCCAGGCCGTGGCGCGCTGCGTACTGCATGACGCGCGGGAGCGTGACCGAGGCGAGAGCCTCGAAGGCCGCGCCAGAGTGTCCCGTCAGGACGAGGTCCGATCCCATAGGTGGCCCGTGCAACGAGAGAGGCGGGTGACCGCGCACCGTAGTGCAGCGGCCACCCGCCAGTCAGTCAGCGTCAGGCGGTCTTGCAGACCGCGAACGCCGTCGGGAGGATCGTCTTGACCGCATACGTGCGGCTCGCACGCATGACGATCGAGTACGACTTGAAGCCGGCGTGCTCGGACCAGTCGATCGCGAGCGGCGTGTGGTCGCCGAACGCGTGGCCGAACTTGAACCAGCCGTAGGTGATGAACGCCTTGCCGCTCGCCGAGACGGAGGGCATCGCGTCGGTCACGTACAGCGGGCGGCCGAACAGGCGGCCGGGACGGCCGGCGGTCTGGTCAGGGATCTGCGCCGAGTCCGGACCCGTGAACCCACCCGGCCAGTCCGGCTGGAAGATCGGGCGGCCCTGCGAGTCCTTCAGACCCACGACGTAGCGGAGCGTGTCCGGGTGCATCACCCAGTCGCCGCGCCAGCGGACCTTCGTCGCGACCTTGTTGAGCGTGCCCAGCAGGTCGTCGAACGACACGACCGAGAACGCGGTCGAGCCGGTCGGCATCGTGTAGACCGCCACCGAGCCCTCCTGGAGGACGCCGGTGAACGGATTCGACGAGGAGAACATCTGCACGTTCATCTCCTGGTCGATCGCCTCCTTGTAGAGGAGACCGAGCAGCGGAGCGACGGGCACGATGGTGTTCTGCGTGAGCTGGATGCTGACGGTGTCGATCGCGAGAACCGTCTTCGCCGTGAGGGTCGGGTTGTCCATGGTGGCACCCGTCTCAGGCCCGTCGGTGTTCTCGGCGACGTAGTTGCCGCCCGCGTAGCTGATGGTCGGACCAGCGGTCGTGACCGGCAGCTTCAGCGTGTCGCTGTCCATCGGGAAGCGCGCCGAGAGAAGCTCCGGCAGCGACGCCTCGCCAGGGATGCGGCTGATGGTCTGGCTCACGAGATCCGGGACCAGCACGCCGCCGGTCGAGTCCGTGCCCGAGGTCTGCGCGCGCTGGAAGCGGTCGTCCGACTTGCCCAGGAAGCGACGGCGCCACGCCTCGGCGACGGTGTCACCGAGCGCACGGTGCGCCTCGTCCAGGCTGGCGTTGCCGGTCGTGTAGATCTTCTGGCCCTTCGGAAGCGTGCGGTCGAGCGTGTTCAGGCGCTCGTCGAGCTCCGCGACCTTGCGAGCGATCGGCGAGTCCGGCGACACCTGCGCGCGGATCTCCTCCATCGCACCCATCATCGTGTGGACTTCCTCCTTGGAGGGAACCCACACGGTCGGCGCCTTGGGCGCCTCGGAATTGTTGTCACTCATTTGCGTGACCTTCGGTGGACGTGTGGACAGTGCGACGTCTGCGGTTCACGACTCGATGCAAGCCCGTCTGCGTCCGCAGGACGCCGGACCGCCGAAGTCAGATCGCAGTGTACCAGATTGTGTGTGCTCGGTGTTAGCGCTTGCGACGGAGATCGCCGACGAACGCGTCGGCATACGCCTTCGCCGAGCGCGCGGCCTCGGCGGCCTTCTCGGCAAGAGCGGCGAGGTCGTCTTCGGTCGCAGGCTGCACGATCTTCACGCCGGCCGTCTGGACGAGGCTTGCGAATGCTTGCCGAAACTTGGCTGCGTCGCTCTCGTCGGCCACGGGAACCTCGGGCTCGCTCGGCTCGACGGGCGCGGGATCGCTCGGGTCCTCGCTCGCGCGGGTCTCCGCACTCGCCGGGTCGGCCGCCTGCTCCTGGGTCGGGTCGGCCATCGGCTCGACCTTCATCGGCGGGTCCTCGCCCTCGGCGATCTTGCCGTCGAGCTCGCCGTCCGCCGCGTCGGCCACCACCGCGCGCACGCAGCGGTAGGCGTCGGCCGCGTACTGCATCGCGTCCTTCAGCTTCGCCATGCGGGTCGCGGAGATCTTCTTGCCCACGCGGGTCTCGCCAGCAGGGCCGGCCATCTCCATGCCGCCGTCGCCGCCCTCGGTCTCAGCCTGCTCGACGACGACCACGGGCCGAGGGTACGGGTCCGTGCTGGGAGGAGCGGCTGCGAGCGCGTCGGCGATCACGGCCATGCACGAGTCGATCTCGGTCACGAGCGCGCGCCCGACGTTCAGGTGCCGGCTCATCCCGCCATCGCCGTCCGTCACGTAGGGCAGCATCTTGCCGCACTCGACAATCGCCTCGATCGAGTGCTCGAGGGACTCGTGCAGGCCGGAGATCTTCGCCAGCTCGACATCGACCGCGTCGGAGGTCTCCGACCGGACGGCAGCGCGTCCGGTGACAGTCGCGCCGCTCGCGACAATCTCCGACGCCGGCTCAGCGGCCTTCGGCTCCTCGATGGCGGGAGTCTGGGTGGTCTCTGCGGCAGGCTCGACGGCCTCCGGAGCGGTCGTTTCCGTGTTCATGGTCTCGCCTCTATTCGTGGTCAATGGGCTCCGGTGGTCGAGCACGTAGATGTCGCCGTGTGCGATCTCGCGCAGGTAGCGATCGAGCGAGAGATGCTCGACGAACGACTCCGGGATGAGGCCGCGCTGAAGCTTCCGCTGGATGCCGACGAGCCGCGCCTTCGGGTCCGCCGGGATCACGACGGCCGCGATCTCGAGCAGTTCGTTCAGCGTGAACGTCCAGCCCTCGGGCTTGCCGTCCTTGCCGAGGATCCGCTCATACTCGAGCGGCGTCCAGCCGATCGACACGCAGTCGAGGTCGCCGTCGAGGTACATGCCCTTCACGATGTCGGCGAACTCCCAGCGCTTCGAGAAGCGGTGGAACGACCGCAGGATCGCACTCGGGCCCGAGCCCTCGGGCTGCACGTCGACGACGGTGCCGAGCGGGAGCTGGTCGTAGGAGTGGTTCCACGTGAACCGCGGGTTCATTTTAAAATTGTCGAGTAGCCAGTTCTGCTTCCCGTTCAGCACGGCGTTGCCGTCGCGCTTCACGTCGCCACCGCTCGACGCGATGAACTCGAACACCTCTCCGCCCTCGCTGTCGGCAGCGACGCGCTTCACGGACTGCACGGCAAAGCCGCGCTGGAGTCCGACGCGCTTGTGGTCGTCGAGGTCGCGCGCGAGGTCGCCGGATGCGCGCTCGAGCCCGAACGTGCGCGAGAGCACGTCCCAGCGGGACCCGGTCAGGTTGTCGTCACTCATGGGTTGCCCTTCGTGGTCGCTGTTAGTCCGCGGCAGAGGTCGAGCCGCGATAGGCGGACGCGAACGTGCACCGGCAGTTGATGACTTCCTCGGGCGGGCCGCCGTTGTCGCCTGGATAGCGCAGCGCGCCAGGGCCGGAGAACGTCGAGCCGAAGTCGATCACCTCGCCGTCACGAGCCTCGTGCGTCTCGCGCGCGTGCCCGTCGAGCGTTGCGATCCACTCGATCGTCTTCACGCCGTTCTGACCGAGCGTGTCGTACCGTCCGCCATTCACGGCGTTGCTGATCTCGGTGCGAGCGATCGTTCGCGCCCGCGCCGCACTCGCGTTGAACACCTCGCGCACGCGGTCCTTCAGGTCGGAGAGGTTCTCACCTGCGGCCCATCCCTCGACGAGCGTGTCGTTCACCTGCTGGCGGATCGTGTCGTTCACCGAGACGAGCGTGTCGATCCGGCTGTCCCAGTACTTGGACACGATCCGGTTGATCTCAGGCCGCGAGAGCTGAAACTCGGCAGCACTCGTGTCGATCACGCCGAAGTTCACGAGGTCGTCGACCGTCATCTTCACGCCACGGCGCGCGGCCTCCTCCAGGATCGGGCGGATCCGCTCGAGGAACGCCTCGGGAGGCGAGAGTGCCGAGGTCGCGTCGTCGATCGTCGAGCGCGGAGGCGTCTTCTTGGGATCCGTCGGGTCCTTCGGCTTCTTCGGCGCGCGCTCGAGGGAGCGGCTGCGTCCGTCGAGGGCCGCGAGCACGGCCGCGCGCTGCTCGATCAGGTAGCGTCGGATGCGAGCGAGCGCCGTCCGCTCCATCGGCGTGAGTGCGCG